TAAGCTAAGTATTATTACTCTTATTCTTCGCCTAATTGTAAGTTGTTACGCTTACATGCTTTTAATGGCGAGCGCAAATGTTTTGAGTTGCGAACTACGCACAGCCGGTCAGTGCGGAAATCAGTGGACACAAGCGTTCACCGTCGCTGGTGGAGCCGCTTCAACACTCTGGGCATACATCACTGATTCACCCAGTCAGCGGCCCGCCCCCCGAGGACGTCAAACCCCCTCTCCCGAAGATTCGTGAACCCTGCGTTCACCCGAGCTCGGTAAACTATCTCAGGAGGACAAGCACATGCTTCAACCTGGGGTTTACGACATCAAGCTTCAGCGTCGCGCTGATTTTAGTGTCTTACTAACAATTCAAGATAGCGCTGGAGCAGCAATCAACTTGACAGGTTGGTCTGCCATTGCACAAGCATGGGACAGCACTCGTACAACTCAGTACGCAAACTTTTTAATCGATTACACCAACAGAACTGCGGGCCAAATAACCATAGGATTAAATGCAGATCAAACAACTACACTGCCTCGCGAATCTCAGTACGACCTCCTTTTAATAAATCCTTCTGGGCTTAAAGAGTATTACCTAGAGGGCAGTATTATAGCATCCGAAGGCTTTAGCTCGCCATGACATCTGTTTTAATCAATGAGACGTATGCGAATGTTGTCGTAGAGCACGATACTCGCATCATTGTTGCTGAGGTTGAGACAGGTATTGTAATCCAATTGACCGGTGTGGGACCCCAAGGTCCACCTGGTCCAGCTGGTCCCGCCGGGCCCCCTGGTTCTAGCTTTATATTCACAAAAAATACACCATCTGATACCTGGACAATTAACCATAACTTAGGTTTTTGTCCAATTGTAGAGGCATTTGATAGTGGAAGTCAAGTGATTGACGCTGCTATCTCACACCCCAGCGTCAACACCGCCGTTATACTATTCTCGACACCTGTCGCCGGCTTCGCGCGGCTGATCTGAGATGCCACGGAAGATCTTTACCGACTTCGACTTCCAGTCGGTCAGCAAAATCACGAATTTGCCTGCGCCTGGCAGCGCTGGTGACGCGGCACCCAAGTCCTATGTGGACAGCCTCGTCGAAGGACTTGCCTGGAAAGACAGCTGCCGTGTCGCCACGCAAGCCAATCTCAACCTGGCGAGCCCTGGTGGCACGATCGATGGCATCACGATGGTGTCTGGAGATCGCGTACTGGTGCGCGCGCAAACCACCACCTCTCAAAACGGAATCTACATCTGGAACAGTGCTGCCGTCGCTATGACGCGAGCGCTAGATGCAGACACTTTTGCAGAGCTGGAACAAGCTATCGCTACCGTCGAAAAAGGAACAAGCTCCGCCACCAGTTATCGACAAGATCAAATAAACGGCACAATTGAAGTTAGTGCTGTTAATTGGGTCACATTTGGCACAGCAGCTCCAACCGCATCTGAGACGACAGCCGGCATTGCCGAAATCGCCACGCAGTCCGAAGTCAACATCGGCACCGACGATCAGAGATTTGTTACTCCATCGAAGCTGGCCAACTGGTCCGGTCGGATTAAAAAATATGCCGTAAGCTTCGGTGATGGTACAAACACCAGCTATACAGTGACGCACAACCTGGCCACGTTAGACGTACAAGTTACACTGTTCAATAGTAGCACTGGCGATGAAGTGATCGCGGATGTCACCCATGCCACAATTAACACGCTGACAATCGTGTTCAACACCGCGCCAACGCTCAATGCTTACCGCGTCGTCGTTGTTGGCTAATGACCCGAGAACTTCTCAACGGGGCTAATATTCGCGGTCCTCTAAAACTGGACGGTAGCGCTGGCACTAGCGGTCAAGTGCTGGTCTCTGCAGGCCCAGACGCTATTCCGACATGGGGTACAGCACCCGGTGGTCAAGCCGTATTCAGCAGCGCCACAGTCGACTTTGGTGACAACCCTCAGTGGTCAGCTGAGTTCACAATAACCTCGATCTCAGCAACAGTCGGGCAGTACGTGATGATGATTGCATCGGGCAACAATGGTGATGAGCTTGAGTTTGATGGCTTCACCTGTGCGGCCCGCGTAACCGCAACAGACACAATTCAAGCTTGGGTCACCGCGTGTCCGGGACCTGTGGTGGGCACTCGGTCCTTCCTGTTCCTTCTCTCCTGATCAAAACTAATGGCAATCCTTCAAGACGGAACCACAGGCGGAATCCTCGCCCGCATCTTCAGCACCTCCAAGGGACTGGCCTCGATGCTGGTGGCTGCGGACGGGACCACCGTGCCCAAGACCAACGGCGAAGCTCGCGGTCCATCTGATGGTCATCTTCCAATCGGTGGCGTCAGCGACGACAACTACAGACCGGTGCGGGTGGACCGCCTGGGGAATATCATCCCAGGCGCAACAAACCTATTGTTGCACGAGCCTTTTGAAGGTACGACTATTAGCAGCCCAAACAGGGTAACAATTACGACCACAACATTCACGCAAACACAAACGTCTTCTGGCGGCTTAAATCTCAATAGTGCAAACAACACCGCGCTAGGCTCGGCCGCACTGCTTACAAGTACCCGTCAATTTGCCAAGTTGCAGCGGGCTCCACTGCACTGCAAGTTTCGCGCCCGAGCCGGTCATGTAACCAACGCCGTCATCGAGCTCGGATTTGGCAACCCCGTCAGTCAAACTGTATCCCCAACAATCGGTGCCTACTGGCAGGTCACCTCGGGTGGCGTCATTCAACCAGTGCTCACCATTAACAGCACAAACATTACCGGTCCCGCGGTAACAATGCCTTCTGGTTGGCAAAATAACTACTATGTGTGGGAAATTATTGTAGATGATGATGAAGCTTTTTACACCATTCAAGACACCACAACCGGTTTAACCGTCGCCGAACGTCGGCTTCAACTAGCTTCAACTCAAGTTCGACTCTGGAACGCCTCACGTCTTCCGCTATTTGCACGTCTTCATAATGTTGCGGCTCCAGCAACTGCAGCAACACTAATCCTAGCCTCCATGGACTTGGTGATGCTGGATATAGCCCAAAACAAAAGCTGGGCGCTTACATCTGCATTAAGCGGTTTCGGTGGAGAAATCAGCCCTACTACCTTTGCTCAAACCGCAAACTACGCAAACAATACAGCGCCTATTTCGGCCAACCTTAGCAACACGTCAGCCAGCTACACAAACCTCGGTGGTCAATTTCAATTTGCGGCAGTTGCTGGCTCAGAAACTGACTTTGCGCTATTTGGTTTTACCGTTCCCTCACCTTACAGCTTCGTCTGTACCAACATCGAAATTGAGACTTTCAACACTGGCGCAGCGGTGGCGACCACAGCTCATGTCCTGCAATGGTTTGTCTCTCCCGATCAGACCGCAATCTCTCTGGCAACGGGCACTAACCGTCGCATCACTCTCGGGGTACAGAGCTTCCCTGTCGGTGCATCAATCGGAGCCCAAGCGTCGCCAATAAGCCGGATTTTGAGCGACGCGCCCCTGGTGACAAACCCGAACCGTATCCTGGTGATCGGCCTCAAGATCCCTGTAGGCGCCGCCACGGCATCGCAGATCATTCGCGGCACCGTGGCGATTCGAGGCTATTTCGAGTGATCTGACCAGCCTGGGCTAGTACACCCACTCCGCGGCGGGCTTCACTCCTGCACCAGGCACAAAGCCACCCCCACCTCTGGTGTCCAGGTGCACGAACCCCCGAGGGCGCCCATCCCCCAACCCTCCGGTCCACCGCACACGGATCCACTGGTAGAAGCTCTCGAGGCTGCGACCCACGGGGTACACATCGACTGCCTCCCCAGTGATGTGCTTTGAATTGGGCACACCACCCACCTGGGTGTTAATTGGTTCCGGCCTATAGAAGCTGGTCACACCCAACGAAGCACCCCAAGCAACCCGAACCTTCTCGAACTCCAGCGCTGTCTGTACCAACCGGGCTCTCGATGAAGAGCCCGCTGCCGGAATTCGCCGTCGATCCCACTGCAGCACCTCGCCCACCGTCAGATGCGGCGTCACCAGGCAGTTGAAATCCTCCCAATCCACCGAGCTCGGCACTGCTTCTCCGCTGTCCTGCACCTTCCGCCAGTGTGGCTCGAAGACAAACCACGTACCCGCGCCCGCGGCCAGCTCGACCCTGGCGTGAGCATCCTGAACGCTTTCGGTATAGGCGCATACCCCGTAGGTCTTTTCCTTGGCAACCGCCACCTTCTCCTTATCCCCGAGCTCGCTGGCCTGCTTTGGTTCTTTCTTCAACCACGTGTCCTGCGTCGCCACAAGCTGAAAGAGCAGCGCCCTCGGTGCGGCCTTGACCACTTCCGGTGCAACGTCCATCTCCGCGGGGAGATGCTCGTTCATAAGCTTGATCAGCTTCTCGGCGTAGCTCGGATCGGTGGCGTACCCCTGCTTGACGAGCTCCTTGGCGCCCGCCTCCCGCGTCGCCGCCCGGTTGACGCCCTCGTATTGGTCCCAGTCCTTGTACCAGCGGGTCACTAGGTAGCGCACGCACTCCCCGAGGTCGGCGAAGTCCATGAACTCCGCCTCGGTGTGCACCCGAGCTCCGTTGATGTACTCAGTCGTCCGGCAAGCCGTGCCCGTGCCTTTGATGCCGAAGTAGTTGTACTGGCCGCTGGTGTGCTCGCCAAAGCCACTTTCCAGTGCCCACTGAGCCGCCACGAGCTCGGGGAACTTCGCTCCGGCGTCCTTGGCCGCCTCCTGCACCCCGCCCCAGTTGTTGAGGTACGTCTTGGACTCGGCTTTGGCCATCAGTTGCAACGCGTATGACCCATGCTATCGGTCCACGTATGGTCCATCAACGCTTAAGTCCATCAAGAAATCTCTGTCATACCAACAAGTCTTCGCATCTCCTATGCACTTTGGGGTAGTGGGGGTCGCAGGTTCAAATCCTGTCGCTCCGATTCAGTCACCACCCTGAATCTCAGTCACAGAGCCGCTTCTCCCCGAGAGCGGCTTTTCTGTTTCTGCCCGTCTGGGCCTGCTTAGACCGTCAAAAGCGCCAGAATCGGTCCACCTTTCGGTCCACCCTGGTGTCCATCGAGTCGGCCCTTGAGGAGCTGAATGCCCGCCTGAAAGCAGGCCACTACAAGTGCACCGTCGAACAGCGCAAGGCGTCGCTCGTGCTTCGGGCCACCCTGGTGGACCGAAACGACCCAAGCACGCGCCGCCGCCAGCGCATCAGTCTGAATCTGCCGGCCGCCTACGCCGCCCTCACCGCTGCAGAGGAGAAGGCCCACGAGCTCGGTCGACAGCTACGATCCGGCGCCTTTTCCTGGGATGCCTGGGAAACCCCCGAGGCCGCAACCATCACCGTGACGGACTTTCGCGCCGCCGCTCAGCGCCTGCACGCGAGCAAGTACCGCAAAGACCCCGAACGCGGTGCCGCTGCCTGGTCAAAGAAATGGGCACCGGCGCTCCGCAAATTGCCGCTCTCGGGAACAGTCACCGAGGCTGTGCTGCTGCGCTGCATCCGCAAACTACCCGAGGGCTCTGCCGCCCGCCGCGACCAAGGCAACCTGCTGGCCCAGGTGGCCAAGACACTGAGCCTGGATACGGGCGCCCTGCTCGCCGCCTGCCGCGGTTACGGTGTCGACAAGCTTGCCGAGCGCGACATCCCCGCCGACGAGGCCATCGAGGCCGCCATCGGCAAGATCCGCCTACCGCACTGGCGCTGGACCTTCGGAATGTGCGCCGCCTACGGCCTCCGCCCCCACGAGTGCGCCGCACTGACCTGGCTCGAGGACAACTGGATCGAGGTGGCCGACGCGACCAAGACCGGCAGCCGGCGGGTGATCGCCTGCCCAAGCACATGGGTTCACGAGTTCAGCCTGCACGGCCTACGCCGTCCGACGCAATCCGCTCAGGGCCTCAGCAAGGCATTCTCCGACGCCCTCGCCCGAGATGCGGTCACGATCAAACCGTACAACCTGCGACATGCTTACGCGTTGCGTCTGATGAGCAAGGGCGTGGCCGCGGACCTTGCCGCCAGACTGATGGGCCACAGCCTGCCCGTGCACCAGTCCACCTACCAGCGGTGGATCGAGGCCGACCGGATTCAGAAAGCCATGGACGGCCTGACCCTTTAAGGTTACGATGGCATCCATCTGGATTTGGTTAGACCTAAATGGACGAGGTTCTCAACCGCCTTGATGCAATCGAGCGTCAGCTCGACCAGCTGCTCCGAACTGCCGTGAGTGCCGTCGCCCACGAGAACGACTGGGTCGATTCGAAGGAGTTCTGTCGGATGGTCGGACTGAGAGACACCAAGGCCCTGACGTACCAGATGTCAAAAGGCGTGATCCGCGGCGACGCTTTGCGCAACATTGGCACCCCTAAGCGCCCCCGGTATCGCTTTCACCGCACCAGAGCTGTTGACCAGTTCTTGAATAGGTGGATCAAGTAAATAACGCTACTTACCGTCGTAAGTCTCGCCAGTAGCGTTCTTCCGCCACTGCCTCACGCACTCGGGCCTGCTTGAGCCGTGCAGAAACCCGAGCACGGCGCTTAGAGAGGTTCCAGTCATGAAAGAACTGGGCATCATCAACCAGTCGGTGCAGCAACCCATTCGGTAGCCGTTCCGCGATCTTGATCAACCTCTGCAAGTACCGTGTTCGGACTTCCCGCTCGGTCACCCCACTGAGTCGGTGTTCACAGAGGTTTCGACAGCCCCGAGCAACTTGGGAACCAGACGAATGGAGTCGTCGTCAATGAGAATTTCAAGTTCGTCGCCGGGTTGCAGTCTGAATTTTTCCGAGTAAGTTTTACCAAGAAGAATCACACCACTGCGATGAACCGTAGTGTGATATGCTGCGGTTTTTCCTGGTGTTTTACCCACAGTGATAATGACACCTTTTGCCTTGAGCAATGCGTTATAGAAATTCTTGACCAGGACCTGCTCTTTGCCGGCTTTGGTCTGACGCACGTAGCCAGCTTCACGAGCGAGCTCTGTCTGAGTTTTGTTCTCCTGATCTTTGACCAGATCGAGGAGGGCTTTTCCAACCAGCATCGGAAAACGAAGAAACAACATCCATATTAGGACGGATAGAGACATGAGGAAACCCCCTGCCGATCATTTCGCATCAGCCCAGGTCAAGCCCCATGACACCTCAGCCAAAATCGGCACCTTCTTACAGATCTCCCCGCCTGCTGATTCCATCGAAGCCTTCAGAAGCGCCGCCCAGTGCTCCTCGCGCCCTTCTTTGACTTCCAGCACGATTTCATCGTGAACCATAGCGATGAGGCGCGCTTCATCTACAGGCGCTTTTACAAGCGAATCCCACAGTTTGGAGATAGCGATCTTAGCAATATCACCAGCTGTACCCTGAACTTGCGTATTGATACGCGTGGTGTACTTATCATTAAATCCCACCAACATGCGCCTCCGCCCGAGGGCGGTATGCACCGCAGGCGTCGTCCGCGTCCCCTGATCCTGCTGCCACTTGTAGAGCGTCGGGTAGGCATCACGAAAGCCTTCGACAATCTCCCTAGCCTCATCCATGCTCATATCAATTCCATACTGAGCAACAGCTTGCTTTTGCAACGTTGCTGGACCCGCCCCAAAAAGCAAACCAAAGTTTGCCATTTTTGCACTGGTACGTTGTGACTTAGTAACCTTATCAAGACTCACCTTTGCAATCAGGGAAGCGGTCTCGGTGTGCAGGTCACGCCCGGCCAAGTAGGCGTCGATCATCCGTTGCTCCCCCGAGAGCTCAGCCGCCACACGAAGCTCCACCTGAGAGAAGTCAGCAACGATCAGCAGATACCCCGAAAGTGCAACGAACTTGCCCCGAAAGTCCTCTCCACGATTGACTTGTTGAAGGTTCGGCGAAGCTGCGCTGAGACGACCCGTTTCGGTGCCCATCTGCCTGTAGTTGCAGTGGATGCGCCCATCCGGCCCAATAGACTCAAGTAATTTCTCGATATTGGAGACCTTGGTGACCGCTGTTTTCCACGTCAAATACTGATCAATCAGTTGGTAGTCATTACGCAGGAACGCCAACAGGTTCTGGTCCAGGCTCGGGGCACCCTTCTCGTCGACGGGCAACAAGATCCCCGCCTTCTTAAATCCCTGCGCCATTTGTGGGGCCGACCTTGGGTTGAAACCCTTGTAAAGTTTTGTGCCAAGCCGCTTATAGCCGCTGTCCTTCTCCCTGGTATTGATGCTGCCGTCCGGGTCCCGTGGCAGCCACGAGTTCGGATCATCCGGCGCATTCGTCCGGATCTCTTGGTCCAGATGCTCAAGGAACAAAGTCTTCAGCGCCTCGGACTCCGCGGTGAGCGAGGCGCGAAGCTCTTCGGCCCCCGGATGATCAAACCCGAACCCGTGCCACTGCATCAGCGCGATCGGCCGCAGCACACGCATCTCCAGCTGGAACAGGTCCCACAAGGTGTAGTCCCCTCGGACGATGTCGTTCGCCAGCTTCGTCTGAAGCACTGGTGCCAAGTGAGGCAAGCAGATGGCATCCCGCGCCGAGTACACGAGCTGCTCGGTGGTGAGCACGCTCGCTGACCAATCGGACTTCTGGAGTTCCTTGGGCATGACCCACTTCAGATTGCGTTTGACAATCTCCCCGAGGTCGTTGGGCGCACCGGTACCATTGTTAATGATCTTCGCAGCAACCATGGTGTCGAAGATCTGTCCCCCGAGAACGACTCCTTCCCCGCGCAAAAAGTTGAGGTCAAATGCCGCGTTTTGCAGAACTTTGCGGCACCCTCCTTCAAGGATCGCTTTGAGTTGACGCAGCCCGTCGGTCTCCCATGGGACCTCACGGCAGCCCGCCCGCCGCCACCCATCAAGATCAACGATCAATGCGAACTGTTTAGTCGCAACTTGGATCAGCCGGACTTGATTGACCCTCGGATCAAGCCCAGTCGTCTCAGTGTCAACCCCAATAGACATTGCAACAGCTTCAATCTCAGCGATGCGCCGCTTCAGTTGACCAGCCTGGGCCGGGCCTTTGATGACGTCGTAATCCGGATGCAGCAGTGCTCCGATCGCGTCCTCGGTGATTTTTGATGGCATTGTTAAGTACCCACTACAGGCGGATGGACAACCTCTCGCTGAAGTTCGCGGAAGAGTCAGCTCTCAGGCAGCTCGAAGACTGCACTGATCTTGCTGAGTTGAAAAAACTGACGTCGATACTGATAAAGACTCATTTCACTTCGAAGGCACTGATCTGCCAACTAATGGAGCAGGGGCTCAAGGACATCTCCCGAGAACGTTGCATCTACTGTCCCCACGAATGACCGACCAGTAGACTTTCTACAGCGCGCTCCTGTAATTGGAGCCACGCGGCCACCAGCTGTGAACGGTGGTGACGCAGGGGGACGGGGCGGCCAACCCCTCCCCTTGCCCTGCGCTGGTCAGCCTAGAGGCTACTCCGACTTTGGTCACCACTGGTCACCAAAGTGCGCCCACTCTTCCGGCGTCTCCCGCCACTCGGTCAGGACGGGAAGGTCCACGTCATGTCGTTGAACCGGGGATCTCGGTCCTCCCACATCTGGATCAGCGGGTGATCCTCCGTCCATCGCCGTATTTGCCCCATCGCCCAGTACCTGGAAGTCGGTGACTGGGCTTGCCGGAAGCGTTTCTCCCAGAGGGCGACCTTCTCCAACAGCTTCTTCGACCTCGGGTGCCGCTTCCGCCGCTCCTGGAAAAGCTTCTCGTAGACCATGGAATGCCTCCTTTATGTCTGTGTTGTTGTCCGTTGTCCGTTCATACCCGAGATCGGTTGCAGGGACTGGGATTCTTGAACGGACATGCTGTTCCGGATTTGGTCGATGTCCGTTCATCTCCTGAGACGGTTGGAGATCTTCGGATGAACGGACAATAGCTCCCTCAGGGGCCCCTGTGTCCGTTCTTAAATCCTGTTCCTGCAACCGATCTCGGGTATGAACGGACAAAAGACAATCAACAATGGGCAACGCACGCGAGGGGGTGGGTGGGAGTGTGTAGGAAGGCGCCGGTCGACGTTGCCCCGAGATCGGCACGGGTTTCCCCTCCACCAGCACGCCGTTGCTGATCCAGCGGTCAAGCCACCGCTTCACTGTCTTGCTCGAGGGAGCCTGCCTCCCTTGGCCCCCCATCTCACCGACCAGCCGTTCCCAGACCTCTTTGGCCGTGACCCGATCGTTGCCATCGCCGTCTTCACCCCGAGCCTTCAGCACCCGGTCCTTGACAATGCGCAACGCCATGGTGTTTGGCTCCGGATCACCCTGCCCCTGGTCCTCGCGCCGCTCTGTAGGGGTGTAATCCCACACCGAGTACGCGAAGTCGTGGTCCCGCTCGACCACCAGTAGGTCGCCCTGGCGCCCCAGGCGCGACTTCTTGATCTGGATCATTCGGCAGTTACTAGGACTACGCCGACGCTCCCGCAGCGACTCCCGCTCATCCTCCGAGAGCGTCCTGAGGTGCCACTGTTCATCAACCGCCGCCACGAGGTAGCGCGTCCCCCTGGCCTCCCCATTGGCGTTGTCGTGGTGAATCCAGACGATCGACGTCGCTGGGAACCCGTCATCCGGATTGCCGTTCTTCTCCGCGTAGTAATAAAAGGGGCTTGCGAATCCCTTATCTTTTTCCTCAACTTGCATCTTGGTGCTGCAGGACCCGATCGAGTCCACCACCACGAGAGCGGGCTTGTACTGCCGAATCCACTCGGCGAACTCGTGGGTGTGGTTGATCTGAAAGCCGCGTTTGACGATGAACCAGACATCTCTGGCCGGATCAATGCCGTTGTCCTCGCAGTCCTGCAGGAGCTTGGCCGGGTTCTGGTCGTTCTGGATCCAGAGCACCGGGCCCTGCTTGATCGGCAGCTCAATGCCGCGGATCCGCATCGGTGTGCCGCGCCCCACAGCCGTGGCCAGGCCCATGCAAGCCGACGTTTTCCCGAGGCCGCCAGCGGCGTGCAACATCACCTGGGTGGGCTTCATCAACAGGTTTGGCACGAGGAACTGCATGCGCTCCACGTCCTGCCACCAGTGCTTTTTCTCGTTCTGTCTGCGTGAGTCCTCGTAGTACCGGTACTCGTCCATCGCCGCCAGGCACTGCGATCCGGTGAGGCGTCGGCCTGTCTCTGCCGCAAGCTCGGCCATCCGGGCCACCCGCAGCGCTGGGTTCATCTCCTCGTCGTGGATCTTGATCAGGGCCTCGTGAAAGTCCCTGGCGTTCATGACGACGCGCGGCACCTCCTTGGTGACCTGGGCCCTGGCGTCCTCGGGGTAGCTGAAGCCGATCTCCCCCGCTAGGTCGGCGACGTACTTCTCCAGGTCCGCCCCAGTGGGCTTGCTGGCGTAGAGGTTGTTGACCTTGACCTTGTGGATGAAGTCGAGCAGGTCACCGCCGATCCCGCACGCCTTGCAGTCCCAGCAGCCGCTCTGCAGGGAGAACTGGAAGCTGGTGCCGCTCTTGCCGCCATGCCATGGGCAGCCAGACATCATCTGCGGGTTGTCGCCGCCGCGCTCCTTCCAGCCGTACCGATCAAAAACCTCATGGCGGAAAACGAGATCCGCCAGCCGAGGCCGCAGCTTGGCCTGCACCTCCTCCTTGAAGAACCAGCCGCGAATTTGCCGTGGAGGCAGCACGGTCTGCCCCCCGAGCTCGGCATCCAGCTCCTGCTGCACCGAATCGGGCAACCACTGCACCGGCTTGCGAAACGGGCGGAGCGCATCGAGCACCCACCCCGGCGCCGGCTCAACGTTGCCATGGTTGTAGTTGAGGAAGTGGTAGCGCCCACCGGTATCCGGATGCGGCGAGCCTGGCAGAACGCTCTGACTCTTGTTGAACCGGAGAACGACCTCCTCGTACTCGGGGTCACCCTCGACCAGAGTCTTCTGCTCAAGGCCCGCGGCGTGCTCCTTGGCCTTGGAACCACGCAGCCAAGTGCCATCGAGCATCAGCTTGAGCGTGGTGACCTTGTCCAGCTCCGGGATCAGCTGCCGCGGCACTTGGTAGAGGAGCTGTCGCCGCCCCGGCCTGCCCGAGGTCCAGGCCATGGTGCGCTCCTCGCCGTAGGGCTCGTACTGGTCACCGGCGATGGCCTTGTAGCGCTCATCGGCCAGTGGCCCATCCACGTCGAGTGCGATCAGGCCCTGCGAGTGCTCGCCAGTGACCACGCCGATGCCGCGGTAGCACTGCTTGGCCTTGTACGCCTCGATACATATCTCGGCCGTAAGCGGCCGGTTCTGCCAGCCCTCGACGTAGGTGTCCTTGCCGTGCACCGGCACAAAGCGCCACCAGCACGGGAAGACGCCGCGACGCAGCAGATCAATCGCCTTTCCGCTGAGGTCGTCAGACGAAAGGCTTGCGGACTGTGAAGCCGTCATGTAGGTTTTGCAGCGTTATTGGTGCACTTGGGGGCGGTTGTGCCCCCTTTTTTGTGCGCCGGTTCAACCGGCCCAGGTCAAGCTAAGGCCGCAACCGATCCGGAACAAGAGCCCTAAGTGTGTTGTCTTCCTTAAATAAAGCCAAAAAAGCGTCGTTTATGTCTTAGGTTGGATAGGAGCAATAACCAGCACTAGAAGGTCTCCTTTTGAAGCATGATTTTTTGCTTGAACCTGGCACCGTTCAGACTCTTGATTCCACTATCAGGAACCAGTTCGAGAACGGGATTCGGGTGTTCTCACTTCTATTTACTAAATGGATGGACACCAACGCCTGGTCCCACCCTGTGATGGTCCAGCTGGCCGCGGGCTGCCTGCAGCTGCCCGGCGGCAAGGGTTGGCTGCACTCATCTCAGATCAGCGGCCTGCGTCACGGCAAGCTGCTCAGCCCCGGTCCTCGCACCTTTATGGCGATCGAGCGGTTGAACTTCTACCTACACCTCTACGACACGAAGCAAAGACTGCTCCCCGGTTCAAGCAGTAGCAACCATTACCATAACCCTTACGTCATCACCGAGGACGGCGATCCACCCGAGCTCGGCTGGTGGATGGAAGTTTTTTGCGGCGTCCGCCTGCCCAAGGACGTCGACGTCAGCACGCGTTTTTTCTCAGACGAGCACTCCCGCACCGTGTCGGCGAACTGGGCGAAGCTGATTCGTCGACTTCTGATTACCTCAGGACACGACATCATTGAGGAAATGGACAGTCTCATTCGCACGTATTACCCAGTGCGCGAGCCAGACCGAGTGTCCCAGCTCACGGCGGTGCTCCAAAACCGCGCGCAGTGGAGCCCTTCCGAGTTGTTGCGAGAACTGCCGGCTATCACAGTGTTTACAGCAGCCCTTGGGGGCCCCGAGGACGAAGAAACCCTGCTCCTGACGATTGATAAATAGTCAGTGTCAGCGAATCAACACATTTGGATGAATTTGCCCAAAGTAAGCATCAAAGAGGGTAGTCTGCAGCACTATTGCACATTTTTGATGCTACTTGAACCTTTGCCTAATGTCAGTGACTTTACTCTTGAATGGGAGTACGTAGCATTACTTGAGATTCATTACTGTAGCAACAACGACATTTTCTACCCGCTGTTGATCTGTGAGCGGGATGAGAAAAGTGAGGTCTTTCCTGTATATTGCGCGCCCGACCACATAGACTACCTGTACCCTTACAGTCGGCTCCTACACCAGGCTCTCCACGAATTTGGCGAGAGACCTATAGTGCCGGTTTTCTACCATAATAATTGCTGCTTTTTTTATCCAAGAAGTGAGGTCCACGACTATCTGTTTTTGAATGGCTCAACCAGCGAAAGCCCCTCTGCCGATTTCATAGTAAATCGGGTGGAAGAGGTGTGCCGAAACGCTTTTATTCAGCTTTTGCCAACCGATTTGGGTTGACGTGTCTCCCATTCAGGGTTAGGGTGCAATGAGTCGACCACACAGCTTGGGCACTCCTCATCTCCTTTACGGCGAGCGGAAGCGCAAGCGCCATCTGTACCTCACGGACACGGCGCACCAACATCTGGTCGGCATGGCACAGCGAACAGGCAACTCTCCATCCGAGATCTGCGAGCAGATCATTCGGAAACACGCCATTGCGACTGCCACTGAACGGCTCACGTCACCTTTTCCGATCGACATCCTGCCATGACTACCACTTTCCTTTCTACTGAACTGATCGACGAGATCCTCAAGGAGTCATCTGGCTCCAGCCGCTATCTGAACCCCTCCAAGATCGAAGGCGAGACCCGCATGCGCATCTTCGGCGAGGGCATCAGCGGCTTCGAGGGCTGGACCGACGAGAACAAGCCTGTCCGCTGGGAGCTCAAGCCTTCAGAGCTGCCTTCGAACATCAAGGTCCGCGAAGGTCAAGCCGCACTGAAGCGCTTCATCGCTCTTGTTATTTACGACTACAGCTCTCAGGATTTCAAGATCCTGCTGATGACACAGAAGACGCTGATGGAACAGCTCTTCAAGTACGTCAAAGACGAGGAGTACGGCGATGCCACGCAGTACGACATCAAAATCAGCAAGACCGGCGAAGGCATGAAGACCGAGTACACCTTGCTCGCTGCACCGCCTCGTCCTGTCGCCAAGGACATTCAGGCCGCCTACGAGAAAGATGGCGCGCGGATCAACCTTCAAGCCCTGTTCGACGGTGAAGACGCGTTCGCTGAAGCCTCGGCCTGATTTGTCCAGTTCCGGAGAGGGGCGGCTCATAACCGTCCCCTTTTCCCAAGTATCTATGGATTCCACCGTCCCACCTCTGCTCCGGGTCTACGCCCGGAACATCGAGCTCTTAGCGGTGAAGCGCGGGATCCCAGCGCATGCCCTCGCAGGCGAACTCGGCCTCACCGCCAACACCCTTAACCGCATTCGGTTTGCCCGCAGCCGCTACCTCGACCCCGAAGTATTCGTCGGTCTTCTTGACCTCTTCGAGTGCGAGCCCAACGACTTGCTTTTACCCCAGTCAGGTATCGAGTACTCGCATGACATCCGCACTCGTTGAGGGGCGAATCCCCTTCCTGCCCCGATACGAACCTGTTCGTTCCCACGAGGATGCTGAACGGCTCTACAACACACCCGCAGGCAATCTACCAAGTGTCACCACCGTCCTTTCGGGCAGTCGCGACAACTCCGGCCTGGAGCTCTGGCGCGAATCCGTGGGAGCTGAGCGCGCCGACTTCATCAGTTCGTTCGCCTGCTTCCGCGGTAACGGCCATCACTTGAACATCGAGCGATGGCTGACCGACGGCAGCGAGCCTAAGTACAGCCTCGCCACGTCGCCGTATTGGAAGTCAACGCGGCGCTTCCTGGACACGATCGATGCCGCGCTCCTGATCGAGGGCGCCGTCTGGCATCCCGTCGGTTTTGCTGGCACGCTCGACGCGATCTGCTATCTCACCGAGGACGGAGACCAACCCACTTTGTGTGATTGGAAAACGGCCGACAGCCCGCGAAAACCGGACAAGATCTACGAGTATTCACTACAATGTGCAGCCTACGTTGCTGCAGCTAATTACGTCTATGGACACATGGGACTAAACATCACCCAGGCCAAAATCGTGATCGCGATTGCAGATAGCACGCCTCAGATCGAAACGCTCAACGTCAGCGCCCTGGAACAGCTCTACAAACATTTTCTGGCCCGGCTGCAACGGTTCACTTTTGCTCGCAAAAGAAATGGAGGCCGCAAATGAACTCCGTGACAACAACATTGCCCGAGTATATGCGTTGCGTACTGGGCGGCACACTCTTCGGCCAGATGGCCGTGAAACGCGGCATCAGCGAAGAAACACTAATGACCCCCAATTCGGAAGCGTTGAAAATACTGCACGCAGACCTTGAAGAGTTGGGAGTCGACCTTTCTCTGCTTGCTGAGAAATCCTTGTCTGCGCTGACCTATCTGTTGATAAAGTCTGATAACGCCGATCTTATCATCAGCCAATTAAGTAGTCTTTTGTGGAGCGTCCTTGGGGACCCAGAGAGCGGCGCTCCCCCCGAGATCTATCACCAGGCCGGCAGTGCGATGTACCTGTCACTCATCAGCATTTTGTCGCCACAAGTTCCTGAACCTTTTCTTAAATCGCCCGAATAGTCATGCCACGTCTAATTGGCCTTTATAGCTCTGCCCCACAATCAGGCAAGTCAACCATCGCCTCGTACTTGTCCACACACGGTTACCGCACTGTCAGCTTCGCCACTCCGCTCAAGGCGATGGTGCGCAGCTTCTTGGTCCACGCCGGTTACACATACAACCAAATTGATGACCTTTTTAAGCCAACACAGAAAGAACGTGTCCTCCCCGAGTTCGGCGTCAGCCCGCGTCATCTGATGCAGACACTTGGCACTGAGTGGGGCCGCGAGTGCGTCCGCCCTGACGTGTGGTTGAGGTGTTGGGAGCGCAACGTCGATCACTATTTAAGCTCGCATCTATCTGTAGTCTGCGACGACGTCCGCTACCCGAACGAGGCGGACCTGATCCGCGAGCTTGGCGGCGAACTGTGGCTGATCACGCGCCCTGGCACACGCCGTGGTACGAGCCATCCCAGCGAGGGGTCGCTCGATGACTTTCCCTACTTCGATCGGCGCTTAGTTAATAGTGGAACGCTAATCAACCTGTACCAGTCGGTGCGCGATGTCGCTGACATAACCACCTCCGAGTTCGTATCATGACCACCCCTCCCGAAGCCAAAGACCGACTTACACACCCTTGGCGCTTCCGCATAGGAGACATTGTGTATGTACGCCGTCGAAAAGTTGATGACACTTACAAAGTTATTGCAGGTGAGCTGTGGCTTGGCTGGCCCCATCTGATTGTAGTCGACATCATTAATCGTACATGGCGCGTCGCTCAGATCGAGTGTTCATCACGTCCAATTGTATTCCGTAAAAGCTGATGGACCCATTATTTCGCGTAGAGGTGCTAAACCGCACCGAACATCCTCAGACTCTGTGCTGGTGGGCGATGCACCAGGACTACAGCGAGAACTTCGTGTTCGACGAGGACCCCCCGAGCGAAGCCAAAGCCGGTGAGATCTGCGTGAAGCGGCTGCTGGCCGGTGAGCGCGGCCACTACGGCCCGCTGGAGCATCCACAGATCAGCTTCAACGTGGGCTGGTTCCCCCACTCGGTGATGCAGCAGGCCCGCACCCACCGGGTGGGGGTGAGCTTCGATGTGCAGTCGATGCGCTACACGGGCGATCGCATCCGCCGCGCCGCCGATGGCGAGCTGGATCTCGAGGAGGTGTTCTATCTGCGGCCGGTG